CCAACTTCTTTTTCTCCTGCCTTGCAAATTGACCCTGTTGACGGACGGCCACTTATCCAAGCCCTTTCAACTCGCTGGCATTATCCCCAGAATCGCTTAGGGGTAATATCGGCAGATAAACCCAAGACCCCAAATCACCCATGGGAGGATCTTGGACAGGCCTTTTGTTATTTCCTCTCTGCGGCAATGCCAGACCTTGTGACCCAATATAAACCCAGACAGAAAGAGGAAGATGTCGAAGACTTTAACGTATTCGATTTTTTTGGCGGGAATAGAAAGCCTGCCGTTGGAGCATGGAGGTAGGAGAATGGCGAGTTTATTTGGTGGACCCGATATACCAAAAGTAAAAAAACCAGACAATGAAGAGGCGGAAAGAGCGGCAGCTCTAAGACGACGGGATCGAGAGAAGGCTAGCGGGTGGAGGTCAACCCTGTTAACACAGCTTACAAAGAAAGGTGGGGGAGCATGAGGAAACGTGAGGAAATAGTCTCCAGATACGACAGACTCTTCTCCGACTCCATAAATTATTTCCAGACGTGCGACCAGTTGGCTCCATATATATCCCCGTCCCGTGAGGGCATTCTATCAGCAAACTCCCAAGGCGGACGTTTTATGGAGAACACGTATGATTCGACGGGGTTGTTCGCTGCTGAACTCGCTGCACATTTTGTCTCGGGTGTTATGATGAGCCCCGCAACAGAGTGGATGCACTTAAAATTTGAGAACGAGGAACATAACAAAATTGAGGAGGCTAGAGAATGGCTTGAAGAGTGCAACGATCTAATGCTGAAAGCGTTTGCTCGGTCTAATTTCTACTCTGAGGCAGCGGAATCGGTGCTGGACTATATCGCTTTTGGTTCTGGCAGCTTATTCCGTGAAGAGCAACCGCAATCTTTATTTCGTCCCGTTAAGGGTTTCCGTGGGTTTTTATTTTCCTGTGACCGAATCGGTCGGTATGTAATTGGAGTTGGGGTTGACGGCTCTGTTGATACCGAGATCCGAACATTTTCAATGACCGCCAGGACGGCGGAATTAAAATGGGGGAGTGAGAATTTTCCAGACGAAATGAAAAAAGCCTTAGTAAATGACATAGATAAGGCCTTTCCCATACTTCATTCAATCTCCCCGAGGGCGGTAGGCAGCATTAAGGATCTCCGTCCCACCAACAAAGAAATGCCATATGCCTCGGTTTGGGTAGAAAAAGATTCAAAGACAGAACTTTTTGAGGGAGGGTATCACGAATTCCCCGCCTCGGTTGCTCGATACAAAGTCGTACCAGGGGAACTATGGGGACGGGGTCGTGGGGAACTTGCTTTCTCTGACATCCGCACTTTGAATACCTTAAAGGAAATATACTTACAGGATTTGGCCCTAAAAGCGAAACCGCCAATTATGGAGTTGAGCGATTCTGTTATTGGAGAACGGCGGATAATCCCAGGTGGGAAAATTGTTGTCAAATCGCCACGGACTGGTAGGGTGCAGGATGTGTTTGCACCGTTTATGACTGGTTCTAATGCTCCCGACGTTAAGGACACAATACAGGGGCTTCAAGACTCTATAAAACAGATTTTTTTCGTTCAGCAGATTTTGGCGCTCCTTGAGGTACAAAAACCGGAGATGACCGCTTATGAGTTTGCTCAAAAACTGCAATTATTATATCGACTGGCGGGACCGGCATATGGAAAATTGGACCGTGACTTTTTAGCGCCGGTCGTAGAAAGTTGTTTTGAAATGATGTTGCGACGTGATGCGTTTCCTTCTCCTCCAGAAGTACTGTTAGAAACAGGGGCCGTTATTATTACATACTTTAGCAACCCTTTGAGCCAGGCTCAACAACAAGGCGACGTAGAGGCGATGAGCCTCGCATTTCAAGACTTGACACCTTTTGCGCAGATGTTCCCTGCCATTATGGACGGGTGGGACCCTGATAAGGTTTTTCAGAAAGTTACCGCTATCCGCAGGGTGCCAGCCTTTGTAACAAGGGGGCAAGACGAAGTGACCAAAGTAAGGGAGGAAAGGGAAAAACAGATTGCGGAGGAAAAACAGGCACAAGAAATGATGATGCTGGCCCGGGGAGGCAAAGACGTGGGTAAAATGGTAAAAGATATGGGCGGCGGCGCCGAGCAGCAGGAGGCCGTGTGAACAAATTCAGCCTATGGTTAGTAAAACAGTTGGTTCAGAAAAGAGGGGAACGCAGGGACTATACGGGGCCGGAGTTGACCAGGGCTTTTTGGCAAACGTTTAACAGTGAGCCAGGAAAGATTGTTTTGTACAATCTAACAATGAACAACTTTTTTGCCATGAGTTTTCGAGCGGGGAATAAATGCTGCGATACAGCGTTTTTAGAGGGACGCAGATCTTTGTGCCAAGAAATTTTTGATCATATAGATGCTTACCATAAGGTGACCCCGTATGACGACGGGACACCGATAATAGAAACCCAAGAATAAAAGGAGGTTTTATGGGGGGAGAATGGTGGGAAGCGATAGGACCGGAAGTAACTATTGAGCATGAGGGCAAGGTTATTCCGATCACTGACCATCCGAATTTACGTGAGTCGAAAAGTCTCGGAGATTTTTCTAAGCAGGCGCTCCAGGCCCACAAGGAAGTAGGTTCGAGAGTACGCCTGCCAGGACCAGATGCAAAGCCGGAAGATCTCCAGGCCTTCAGGGGTAAATTAAAGGAGACGGGGCATTTTGAATTTGCGCCAGACGGTCCAGATAAGTATACTATTCTAAAACCTGATATGCTCCCTCCAAGGGTAGAGTGGTTGGACGAGAAGGTGGCCAAATTCCGAGAGGTCGCACACAGGCTGGGTATTACTCAAAAACAGGCAGAAGGGCTGTTGGCTTTTGATATGGAAATTGAAACGGCTAGAGGCGCCAGGTTGCAACTCAATGTTGATGATGGCGTAAAGTATCTCAAGGAAAAATGGGGAGATAGTTACGAAGCAAAGGCAGAGTTGGCTAAAGATGCCGTTAAGTCCATGTGCACAGATGAACAAATGGCGGCGCTGACGGCATCCGGCTTCGATTCCAACCCCGTATTGATGCAATTTTTTGCTAAAGTCGGGGAAAAGTTTCAAGAGGACTCCAGCCTGGGGATTGAAATGTTTCACCCCCAACTTAAAGGGGTGAAAGAGGAGATTGAAGCGATAGAACACGATGCGTCCAACGAAGATCATAAAAAATTGGTGGGCGCCGACCCTGTGGCAGCAAAACAGGTGGTCGAGAAATTGTCCCTCTTGTATGCCAAGCTGTATCCAGGGGATGCTAAGTCTACTCGATCGGCATATCTATAATAGGCTTATAATGGCAAAAAAACAGAAACCGAAAAAGAATAAGAAAAAAAAGAAGTAATTTAACTTCCGGGTAGCCCGAGAAGTGGGTCCGGTGGAGTGACGCAGAAATGCGTTCGTCTGTGCTTACGTTATAGCATAGGTGAGTCCTGTAATGAACAGGGTAGCTTTCCGGGCGGTTAGTGAGCCCCCGCCGAGAAACTAGGCTCAATGACTATAACCATTTTTTGGAGGCTATCACAATGAGCACTACAATCACCGAAGCTCATGTACGACAATTTAATGCAATGCTAATTCTCGTGCATCAGCAGACACAGGCTTTGATAGCGCCCAGGCTTGATCCCGTAAACGTCCACAGGGGCGTAGTCGGCGCATTAGACGACTTTGATTTGATCGGATCGTTTCTTGCACATGACATCACGGATCGCCATGGCGATACCGTGCCGCTTAATCCAGAACATTCACGCAGATGGGCAAGACCTTATCCTACAGACGCAACTGTGTACCTCGACAGAGAGGATAAAGTCCGTTCGCTCATCAACCCCCAGTCCGCCTACAACCGTATAATCGCTGCTTCTCTCAGAAGGTCCGAGGACAAAAGACTCATCACGGCTATGTTAGGCACGGCACTAACCGGCGAAACAGCGACGGGGACACAGGTTTTGCCTACCTCACAGCTAGTTGCTATTGGATCTTCGCCGAACGACGTAATGACTCTTGCTAAAATCAAGAGCGCCTCGGCTAACCTTGATGCAGGAGGATTTGATGACGCTCCAGGGAAAAGGATCATGCTGTATTCCCCAGGGCAGAAATCGGCGATTCTTGCAATTACTCAGGCCGCCTCTTCGGATTTTACGGCCAGGAGGATCTACGATTCAGGAAACATCAACGGTCAGGAATGGATGGGTTTCACGTGGATCATGGTTCCCGACGTAAAAAACCAGGGAGCAAGCGGTATTAGTACCCTTGAGAGGATGCTTCCCCTTACCAGCACTACAAGAACCTGCGTCGCCTTTGCGACAGATTCAGTAGGATTGTCTATTAACCAGGAACTAAATTCGTTCCTGGACATTCTGCCAGGGAAGCAACATTTGTGGCAGGCAAGAGCGGTAATTGATATGGGCGCCGTCAGGATACTCGACGGTGGCGTTGTGTCAATTGCGGCCTTAGAAGAGTAAGGGGGTGATATAGAATGGCAACTTTCAATTCAACTGAATATGCAGCAATAGCGACCCTTGGTGTTATGGGAATGTCAAGGGATCATAACGCAAAAGTAAAAAGATTTCCGTTTAATGTCACTATCCTTGCTACCTTTGGCGCTGCTCCGGTGTTAAGACTGACAAAGATTCCACTTGGAGCAAAGCATCCGTTTGTGTATTATGAGACAAACGGTCTTTCCGCTTCTGCTGGTGTGGGGCTCACAGTTTCTATTGGAGATTCTGACGCCGTAGCAAGGTTAATGGTAGCGCTTGATTCTAGCGCCGCCGTGCAGAAGTTGGGCGTAGCGGCTGCTGGCGCTGGGTATGAGTACACAGCCGAAACGACCATCATAGCTACCGTTAACACGGGTAAAACCCCTGTAACTGATCAAAAAATATGGGGGTTTATTGAGGTTTGTATAGGAGATTAACGGTATGTGGCATTATGGTGGATACGAAGGAGACGGCTGCGAGGAATTGTTAGGGACGCAGAAGGGCAAAACCGCTTTGATTTTTGGCAATGCCATAACTGCACATTCCGACTGGGCAGCAGTTCCTGATCGTGATAATTCCATCATATTCGGAGTAAATGACGTCGGGGTGTATCTACCCAAGATACATCATTGGGTCAGTTTACACCCCGACAAACTGGAACATTGGATAGCGCTCAGAAAAATAGACGCTTTCCTATGGAATAATTTTAATTCTCATACAACACGGCCGGTAACGGGGCTTACGCACGTATGGAAATGGTTAAGCCCTTCTTTCGGTTTATCAGGGTATGCCGCTATGCAGATCGCTTACCTGATGGGATTCGACAAGATTATACTCTGTGGTTGTCCTGGTGATGCCACAAAAAGGTTTTTCGACTTCAATGGCCGTCGTGAGTGTGACGGATTTGACTACCAAAAGGAGGGGAACTTGGAGCAACTAACCAAAGAAATGAAACGAGTGCCTGAATTTAAGGCAAAGGTTCGTTCCATGTCGGGATTTACTAAGGAATTTTTTGGAGGGATTGACAATGGCTGATTTCGTTACATTCGTTGAAGCTGAAAGAGCAGCGGAGGCAAGGGTATTGGCGGGTACTTATATTGCCGCATATCCTGTAAATAAAGATACTGGGGCTCCTGGCATCCGTTGTTTAATGCCGATGAACGCTTCTGGATCTGCCTTTGACGGACAGACAAAAGCAGGTGCCTGGGAAGAGGTTGTTGCATGAATACTACATCGGCATCAGCAGCAGAGCTAGAAAGAAAAAAATATAGCAAAATATGGGCAATAGATCAATACAGGCGTGTTTCTCCTGGGGAGAGAGATCTATCCCACTTCTTGAAAGAGGCCTCACCCCTGGAAGGTGATTCGATCACGGACATTGGTTGCGGAACGGGCAGGGCGGCGATACAACTACAGGCAGCGGGGTTTAAGGTTACCGCTACAGATATATGCCCTACGGCCCCCGATCCGGCTATGTCAGGACACTATAATATCCCGTTCATTTGCGCCGCTCTTTGGGAGTTAGTCGCACTTAGAACAGACTGGATATACTGCGTGGATGTTATGGAACATATACCGGAGAATTTCGTTGATCGATCGTTAAAGTCCATGGCGAAAATTACAAAAAAGGGCGGATATATCCAGATTGCCCTTTTTGACGACACTTGCTTTGGCAATTTGATCAAAGATAAGTTACATCTAACATTGGAAACTTCCGCCTGGTGGGAAAACAAAATTGAGAAATATTGGAAGATTAACAAGATGTATCACGATAAAATGTGGGCACGGTTCTTTGTCGGAGAATCGATCATTTAAGGTGTAACAATGCCAACCGTTACAGATTTATGTAATAACGCCCTGGGACAAATAGGCCAATCGGCAATAACAGCTATTGACGACGGTACTCCCGTGGCTAATATATGTCTGCGTTTTTTTGAAACAGTACTTAAGGCGAGATTACGCTCGCATAGGTGGAATTTTGCAACAGCGAGGGCCGAGCTGGCCATAGTGGCGCCCGCCCCTCCATTTGGATATACATATAACCATGCCCTTCCGAGTGATTTTATCGCCATGCAAGAATTCAATGGCGAGGAAGATCCCGTCAACTTCCCTTATAAAATTGAGGGGAGATTGTTGTTGTCAAATGATGCAACCGTGCAGATAGTGTATACGAGGTACGAGGATGACCCTAACATTTGGGACCCACTTTTTTTTGAAGGATTTGAATTGAT